GAGCAAGCATTGATTCCGTAACGGAAGATGACGAATATTGGTACGTAAGACTTGCAGGTAGCTGGAATAGTGCCAACCCATTACCACCTCCTTTATACGTGCCAAATCCCTCTGGGGCACCTCTCAAACCTTTACTTGGTGAAATACTTGAAGATCGTATTCTTGTTCCTGAAGATTCACCAATAACCAAAGACACATTAAATCCGGCCACCGGTAAACGCTATGGTTTTGTCCAAGCTATTTTGATTGATGTTGATGGAGATAATGGAATTTTAAAACTACAAAAAACAAGTTCTTTTGAGGCAACACCCGACAATGTTTATGTGACACCAGCAACGAGGAAGCCTGATGCAGGCCGTTACTTTACTATTGGGACACGTTATGCCTGTTCCTGCCAGGACTTTAGCAGGCGTAGTTACGCTTTCATGATGAACCTGGACGGCAAAGAGAAACGTCGTTTTCCGTTTACCAAGCCGTCTTTGCTTAAGTATGGTAGACACGAGGTAATCACAGATCAAAATACTGGCACTGTTGACAACCGTGCCATGACAAACGCGAATACTAATCGAGACTTAAATCTAACTTCCACGTCAATTGACAACCCTGGCGTATTTAATGATTTTGGCGGACGTTACCTGAGGAATTTTTCGGCCTCTCGTAAGACGGAAGGTCCCACAACCTTTGTTGATTACACGGCACGTGACAATCAAATCGTTTCGTTTACTGATTACTGGTCTCCACTCCTAGATGAGATGCGCTATTGCAAACATATTTATGCGCTTCGCTTTGAAGAAGGTATCCTGCCGCCAGAGCCATCTGATTTGCCAGTAGAAACAGAAGAAAGTCTTACGAAATGGGAGCAAGACTTAGTGCAGGAATCTGCTGTCACCTCTGAACACGTAAATAGAATCCACGCATACAGGGCATTGGCGCTCATGGATGTACCACCAAAAAACTTTCAGTCGCCGCAAGTTCTACCAATGATGCAAAAGCTGTTGAATGTTCCCACTTCTTTCATTAGGTTGGAAAACTTTAGAATGCAAGATAAGACCGGAGCGTTTTACAATCCCAGCGCCGGTGAGTTACCCGCTATTTAAAATGGCTGATTTTGGTGAAGTAGTTGAAACGCGTTACGTGCTTTCAGAGGCACAATTGGAGGCCAGTAAATTTGGCTTCAGCGAGGTGTTCTACAGCGGAAATCCAACCGTATACTCCCCAGGGGATGTAGTGAATCTTCCTTATGCAACAGGCGAAACCTCAAGCATGAATGCATTGGGCAATGCCTGGGCAGCATACGCAAGTGGTATCGGCCCAACGTAAAAAGCGGCCCCTTTCACAGGACCGCTCTTGACCCATAACAGGCTTAGCTTATGAAGCTACAGCCATTTTGTCAAGGACTTTTTTAATTGCATTTACGTTCCAGCGGAAACTGTCGCGTGACCGTGTTTCGGGGAATGCTGCGTAATGGGGACCAAGCCGGAGGGTTCCATTATCACGAAATTTGTACAGAGTTTTCTTGTCGATGCCAAGAAGCTCTTCAATGCGGTACGCTGGAACCCAGCCGGGATGGCTTGCCATGACTTGTATAGTCTGTGTGCATACCCAATTTACCCATATCCAGTTCCCTGTCAACTCTTTTTTTGTTAGCTTTTGTAACAAAAAGAATTCATGTTGCCAACCTAGAATAAGTTAACAGCTATTTGAGTATGTTCTGCAGCGAACACGAGCCGCTCGCATTGCTTCTTGAACTAACTCCTAAACTAGCTAAAAAACGTTTTAGGCAATCTATCTACGAGTCCTGGAACCACCGTTGTGGTTATTGTGGTGCAGAGGCTACAAGCCTTGATCACATTGTCCCAAGGTTTAAATCAGGCTCTAGTAATAGGCACAACCTTCTTCCTTGTTGCCGCAGGTGCAATGAGTCTAAAGCAAGTGCAAAAATGGAAGAATGGTATAGCAAGCAAGATTTCTTTACACAAGCTAAGATGGACAATATACATGCATGGATGTCCAAGGAGGCAGTAGATCTCTTTGTATATCAAGTAACTTCTTTACAGCTGGCAATTTGATATGGGAATTTCATATGATCCTCCTTCCAAGAAATGGAGTATTAACTATGAAAATACAGATTACACAGAGTTGCCTGTATCTAGAACAGCTTCTATAACAGTACCCGTTGAGGTAATGATAGATCCAGGAGGTCCCAAGCCAGTGATGGACGACCGGGGAGAGGTGGTTTACACCGGCACCATAATTGGATCTGGGGATGAAGCCAGATGGTCGGGTCCAGTATATGAAACAGTAGATAAAACAGCAACTGTAGACATTGATGGCAGTTACTGGGCTGTTATTCACGCGCTTAATGCCGCAGGAATACCAAACCCTCGCCCCTGGACTAATGAAAAAAATCTTCAAAAAGCACAAGAGGATACAAAAACACAAAACAAATACAATACTGATTTAAACGAAACAAACCTTAAAACAAAAAAAGAAAATGAAGCAAAAAATGCAGCGTACGACAAAACATATCAAGCTGCAACTACGGCTAAAGGCGGAGACTACACAACGCAAAGAGCATTAATTCGTTCGATACCAGATATCAGTGATACTTTAAAATCTACTTTAGAAGATAATTTCAAAGCTGCGTATTCAAGGGAAATAATTGAACCTAATTTCTGGGACGGCGAAAAATTGGGAGCTAAGCCACTATATGGTACGTTTGATCCTGCATATTACAAAAATCAGAACCCTGCTGCCAAGGCACAATGGGATGCTGCCGTAGCTGACGATGATATTGACATTACCGGGCGCTACGGAGGAGAGCCAGGGTTTTATTTACAGCATTACACAACTCAAGGAAAACCAGCCGGAGTACGCGGTAACGCAACGGAAGCAACATCAGCAGCTTCTTCCTATGTAGAGAAAAAACCAACCGATGCAGAAATACAACAAGCAAGAAGTCTACAGCTAGGCATAGATGACACTAGTCGAGTAGATCGCTTGTTAAATATACCAGAAATTGCAGATGCCTGGACAGAAGCAAAAGGAGGAGATACTTACTGGGAAGATTTAGCAAAAAAATATTACTTAGATGTAACAAAGAAGGATGATTTTGCAGCATTGTTTCGTCTTTCGGAAAGGCCAGAGGACAAGCAAGTTTCTCTTAGTTACAACGTAAATACTGGATATGGTGTTACGGAATTAGAGGACGCACTTAATCAAGCCGTTGGTGCAAAAGCAGAAACAGATGTTAAACGTTTTGGTGCCTTAACTCAAAGCGTATTAAAGGATACAATTGCCGAAATTACCAAGGCAAAACAAAAAGAGCAAACACTCAGCATGTTGAGTGGTTTTGGAGGGCTTGGTGAAATTATGAATATGAATCAAACACTTTCTGATTCAATTCTTGGTGATAGTGGTGTTGGTGGCGTCCTTTCATTTATAGGCAAAGGAGATACCGAAAAATCTTTACTGAAAGGATTGCAAGGAGTTACTGGCATCCAAAATAATGTTACTTACAACTGGCAGAAATGGTTTGATAATTCATTAAAAGAAAAATATTCAAAAGCTCAAGAAGTTGAGTTCTCCACTGAAGGGGCTAATGAAAAAATAAACATTGATGCAGATTTTGCGCGTAACTTTATTGAAAAATATTTGCAACCTCGTTTTGATAATTCAAAATCAATGAATGAATTTGTTGAATACCTTGATGTGCGCCAAGAAGAACAAAACCCTTTTCAAACGCAAGACCTTGTTAACGCTGTAAAACAAGTTGCTGATTCACGTTCTAAGACTTATTTAAATCAAATTTCTCAAACACCTGATCAGAAGTTTAATTCTGATTTTTATTTTAATCCTACAGGCAACACTAGCAAAACAAATGCATATACGCAACAAACTAATGCTGTTACTGCTGACTGGGAGGCGGCCAAGGGAGGTGACCCTTACTGGGCACAACAAGCATATCGTTTTGGTATCGACTTAAATAATAAAGAACAATTTGCACGTATGCACTTCCAAGTAAAAGGCCAAGGACTTGGCTATGACCCAGCGGAAGACACCTTGACCGCTTCAAAAATAAGCGATAAAATCCTTAAGGATATTCTTCCTGAATTAAAAACAAAAGCATTAGAGCAAGGTTCAATCTTTGGTCTTTTTAGAACGCCTGATGAGTTTGCAGACAAAGCCCTGGAAGGAATAGATTTAACTGATAAAGCTAATTGGGACAAAGTATTAAAAACGTATGGTATAGATGATTTCCAAGGAACAGTAGATGAACTTAAGGAATACATCAAAGAAACCTTACGAACTGGATCTGCCGCAGAAATTCGTGCTCAACTTAAAGCATTAAATGAAAAAAAAATAATTCCTACACAAGAAAATCTTGGACTTACGTACATTCAGCGAGATACGGATGTTACAAATAAAGAAATAAAATCAGAAACGCAACTATATAATATGTTCCAAAAAGCAGGCTATCAAGGAACCGAGGATGAGTTTTATGCAAACGTTTTCCCTGACGTTGATCGTTCGGAACAAATATTACTAACAAAAGCCAATTCAAAGGAAGGGATGCCCATGATGGATTTTGATTTTGCTGACCCTTATTCCTCCCTTGGAAAAATGGAAGGTTTCTTTGCTGATGACACCGAAAAACCGTCCTCCTCAAAAACAAAAGAAACCGACTCTAAAAATATGGATAGTTACTTTAAACTAGAATCGGATGACGAAGAAGATGGCTACCAAAAATCAAAATCAGGTAGTCAAATTCTTGGTGAGTTTACCTCTATGTTTAAAGGTTTTTAATGTCGAACCAACATAAAAAAGCTGCGTCCGCGGCACGCATTGCAAAGGAAAAATTGGCTTGCAATAAACCACAACGTACTCCATCACATAAAACTAAATCGCATGTTGTCAAGGCTTGCGAAAATGGTAAAGAGCAAATTATTCGTTTTGGTCAGCAAGGAGTGCAAGGTGCTGGTAGTAACCCACAAACCGCCAAAGACAAGGCACGTCGCAAATCTTATTACGCACGTCACAATGCTCAAGATCCCGACCCAAGCAAAATGTCTGCACGGTACTGGAGCCACAAAACGAAGTGGTAAATAGCGTTAAGTGGTAAAGTACTGAAGTCTTTCTCAATCCCATGGCAAAACCCAAGTCAACAGCTACCGTCATTGAGTCCAAGCCCAAGACCACATCCATTGGACATGGCTTGCACAGTCGTCCTCGGCGCCGTGGACAAAAACCATACCGCGGGCAAGGCAAGTAAAGTGTGTATATTAGGAGTATGTATTAAGTGCTCCAATGTCGGACTTTTCTTCTGCCATTAATCTTATTCGTAAGTACGAAGGGTTTAACGAAAAGGCCTACGGAGATCAAGTAACGGGTGCTGAACCTTACACAATAGGGTTTGGTACCCAGTTTTATCCTGATGGATCCCCTGTTAAACAGGGACAGCTTTGCAGTCAAGAAAAAGCGTTGGAATATTTGTTTCATGAGGTGACCATTATTGATACTCAATTATCCAAATTAAATCTAGGGCTTGACAAATACATGCGTCAGGCTTTACTTTCGTTCATTCATTCAGTAGGTTGGGATTCTTTTCTGTATAGCAGCATCATTGATGCGATCGAACAGGAAAATTTCTGGGCAGCAACAGATGAAATTGGGCGATGGATTTTTGATGCTGAATACCACGCAATTGGCAGCCTGCTAGATCGACGCAGAGAGGAAATTGCCTTGTTCTTGGAGGGTATCGCCAATCCTCCCTATGGGTCCACCACAATTTTATTGAATGCGTTCCAGGACTATGTTGCCGCTGACCAACAACGCAACGCAATCTTGGTCCTGGAGAATTCCATCAATCCTTACGTACTAGCAAAATTTGCAAACCAATTTTCTGGCGAGAAAAAATCCTGAGTTAAATACCCGCCCACAGAGACAGGCACTACTCCTAGCAGGTAGGATTAGAATGCTTTCATTAACGCAAGCTACGCCGGATGGAACATTCAGCCGAACCACGGGAATTTGAACTTCCGTTGGAATTGCAGTTTTCCATGCGTAAAGCTGAGTTGCAGGCCCAGGAGATGACATGGGAACAACTGCACTCATCGCTTTTGAATTTGTATTACCAACGATTAATGGAATGGCATGCCGTCAAGACATTGCTGACGGATGAAAATATTGAAATTGAAATTGATCTGCCTACAGAACTAGAGCTAATTGAATTCGCCGCCACCTGCATCCCTGATGATGAAGATGACGACGAAGATGATGACGATGTGTTGCTGCCGTTTTAAACGTAGTCGCGCTCTAAGCGATCAATTAAACGGTTGAGATACCAACGTGCCTTCTTGGCATCTTGAAGCATATTGTCTTTATACCAAATACGTAACAAATATTTAAGTGTTTGCCACAGCAAACCACCGGAGATTGGGTCGGGGGCATCTTGCACCGCCTGCTCCAGGATATCAATAACTTCTACCTTGCCCTGGTTGTAATGTTCTGGGTGATCTACCGGATCCCCCTTGGGAGCGATAGGACTTTTAGTTACTGCCCAGGGCACTGGGCATACACCATCTACACAACCAGTATTTTCTACCGAGTCAAACCACGTCTTTGGTTGGATAGTAAAATTTCCGTTGTCGCATTTGCCGGAGGCAGTGTCACCAACTTGCTCTTCGGCATTGGAAGAGTTCCCGGATACATGCCAGCTTCCTCCACCCCAGGGATGTAGCCGGTTCTCCCCGGACGTGGCATACCCTCTAATCCAAGATTCGTTCGCTCCAGTCCCTGTTCGCATGCTGCCAATCCACGATTGTACATATCATACAGAGGAACGTCATTGTTTGTGTTGCTTAGCGGAGCACCAAAATCCTCCTCGCTTAGGCAACGACACCTAACTTCATCCTGAACAAAACTATCTAAAAACCCAGTGGCGCCATGCATAACTGTATTGGCTTTGATTCATCTCATCTACAATATTATCATGAAAGATTTCCACGATCCTTTACACGATCCACGCCAACTCTCTGGTACTTCAGGAGCAGAAACGTCGGACCTCAGGCCTGAGCAGGCTTACGATACGGACATGCGCCGTGTTGATTCAAGGGATCGTGCCTCTGTTGATTCAGT